ACCATCTGCAAACCTTCGGGGAGGGCATCGGGATGGGGCGCGACGTACACCGTCAGGCGCTCGGTCACATCTTCGTTGCGTAGGCGCTGGCCTTCGCCTATGGTCGTTTGCGTCAGCACCCACGACCCAATGCCCTCCGCGCCGGAATACGTCGGCGCATTGCCTGGCGACTGCATCGTGTCCGACGCATCGAGGCCCGTCACCCCGTAGCGGAAGCTGGCTTCCGAGCGGGAGATCACTTCACGGATAATGACCCAGTACGGCGCTTGCGTAGCCGTCGCGTTGGGTGACACGCGCACCTGCTCAACACGCAGCGTCTGACAGCCGATGTCGCCCAGCGGCTTCTTCTGCCCAGGCCGTTCACCCAGTCGCTCATCCCACGGGCCACGGTCGGGGTCCCAGAACATGTGCCAAAAGCTGAGGCCGTCCGTCTGCGCCCAGAACGCAGCTTCGCGTCCGATGCGCTGCATCTGCTGTTGTTCGTACTGGTATTCTAGGGCGAGCTGCTGCGCGGTGGCCTTGCGCTTATCGTCGGGGTCTTGCGTGGACGGCGTGACGGCGAACCCAGGCTTCTGATCCATCATGATCTGGAGGCGCTGGTCGAGCGCCTTGTCGATCATGTTGTACACGACACGCGCTGCATCACGCGGACGGGCCGGTTCACGCCACGGTCCCAAGCCCGACGCCGAGATCCACTGCTGGCCGGCACGGAACAAGCGGTTGCGCTCCACGAGGTGCAGGTGCATCTGCACCGACTCGCGGCGGCTCGTCCACAGGTTATGGCACCACGAGGCCCACGCTTGCATGGAGTCCGCCAACTCAGGGATCGCGGCGGGAAAGTCTGCGCCGTACATCGCCTTCTGCAACGCGGCGAGATCTTCGTCTGGCGTTGCGCCCGTGTCCTCGGGCGGGTTGGGGGCCACTTCCGCATTGGGATCACGCGGTACATCCACACTCAGCAGATCGGCCATCATCTGCTCAAGGTTCATCCCTTCTTCCAACTCAGGCGTCAGCGGCAGCGTCATGGTGTAGTCCTTTTGTTTAGCCGATATGCTCTATTCCTTTTGTTTCTACAAGGAACGCACTCTCGCCCAACTTTTACTTTTGTATACTCACTGCCGCACTTTGGGCACACAAGTTTTCTAGAGCATATAGCAGAAACCGACATGCTATTAATGTCAAGCATGTTTTCGCGCTGTGTAATAGGGCGCAAATGATCTGGGTTTACGCAATCCCTGTTTTTGCACAAATGGTCAAGAACTAACTTATCAGGGATAGCATCAACAAATTGTTCATACGAAACTCTATGAACAAGATATGTCTTCCCCATATACCCCAAATGGGCATAACCATTGGTTTGTTTTGCGCCAAGCCAAATCCAACACCCAGATTCTGGCACTGGGATAGACTTGTGCAACACTCGTTCTTTTAACGTGCGATGCAATGTCATCCGTCTATCCTCCCAATACCCACAGCAGATCTCACGCGGTTCCAGTCGCGCAATTCCTCGAATCGCTCCCGCACGGCGCGAAGCACTTCTTCCTGCGCCCATGCCTCACGTTCTTGCATCGCGTAGGCCACCAAGTCTTCTGGTACGTCGATCTCGTGATACGCGGTGGGCGTGGCGTCACTCCGCTGGGGCGCAAACGCCACGGCCACCTGACACACACGGAACACAGCGACCAATACCACGACCGCCCAGAGTCCGTGCACCAGAAGCGTCACGTTAGACGCCATTGTACTTGAGGGTGATGACCGGCGAGCCTGACGTGTAAGCGCTGCACCGCGCCCGAACACCCGAGTACGCCTGGGTGCTGGCGTTCCAAATCCCGACCGCCGTGGCCGTCGTTACTGCCGTCGTCGCAGCAGGAGCCGACCCGACCGGCTGCATGTGCAGCGCGACCCAGTTGGTGTTGTCGCAGGTCGCCTCAAACGTGATCGTCGCGCTCAACGTGCCCGTGATCTGCACCGACACGTTCCCGCTTGACGGGAACCCCACCAGCGTTGCGGCATCGTTCTGGGCTGCCACCGTCACGCTGTTTCGCATCTGATTGCCAACAGACATCGCCTACCTCCAAGTCTTCGTGGTCAGTTACAGTCCCATGCCCGCAACGACTTGTTGATCCGCGAGTCCGGATCATTGGCCGTTTTCGCGCTGGTCAGCTTGTCCTTCATGCCCTTCATGCGCCGACAGAAGGCAACCCGCCGCTTGGCGCTTTTCTCCGAGCGAGCGGCTTCGGCCTTCTTCACCGGACGCTTAATGTCCCGTCCTTCCGCCCGCAGCGAAGCCCGACCCTTTTCATTCAGGCCACCTTCGGGGCTCTTCCCCTCGGCTCGCTGCCACGCGGGGGACGCCATTAGTCCTCGTCCTCGTCTTCCGAGTCTTCCGAGTCGTCTTCCGAGTCATACTCGGTGTCCATCTCCTCGTCCATCTCGTCGCCCTCGTCCTTGAGTAGCGCGAGTTCGGCCTTGAGATAGCCAATCTTTTCTTCGAGCGCGGCGATCTTCTGCGCCTTGGACATGCCTTCGTCCTCGCCCTCGTCCTTCTCGCCCATCTTGCCCATCCCGCCCATCTCACCCTTCGGCTTGCCGATGGCGATCATCACCGCCACGCCAGGGCCTTTGCCCTTCCGCTGCATGATGGGCTTGCGCTTGAGCTTCTCGCGCAATTTGCTCTGTAGATCTTGCTGCTTTGAGGCGACCGCTTCCATTCCGCGCTTTGGCATGTGTTCCTCACCACCCGTCTGACGGGAGTTGTGACATAAAGTTTCCCACTGCCGCTAATGAACGCGGCGGACCCACCTCACCATCGCCCACGTTACCATCTCGCCCGTCTTCGCGCAATGGGAATGGCGTAAACTCTGCTGGGGGAACCCCTTGCACCCGATCCCACCCATGCAGCGCCAGCCCCAGCGCCATCACGCCGTCGTCGTGGAATCCCGAGGGAGCCTCGTACCGGACGCCTGACGCGGTGTAGGTAAACTCGAACGCCTCCAGCTCGGCAATCAGCCAGCCGTCAGGGATCTTGAGTTCGGTGCCTTGGAAGGCCGCGACCAGCCGCTGCATGAGCCGGAGCTTGCTCGGCTGGGTAAAGACGTGGGGGCTGACGCTCACGCCCATCGTTTGCAGGTCCGCGACGATGGCATCCCCTACGCCCGTGGCGTCCGCCACAATCGGGGTTTGACCGACCATCTGCCGGATCTTGTCCTTGGTCATCGCCCACGGCGATTGCCAGCGTTCCAGCATACAGACTTCGCGGTAGGCGTCCAATCCGACGACCACGGTAAAGTCCAGCGAGCGGGCCAAGTCCACGCCGTAAACTACGGCAGGTCTTGCACTTACGGGTCCAACGGCACGTCGGATGGCGTCAAGACCGAAGGGGTTCGCGCCATCATCTGTCGGAACGCCCTCGAACTCCTGCGCGAAGATCTCTGGTGGCAGTTCCTTACGCGCCAGTTCCACTTCTTCCGCAGGGATGTACGGGTTTTCCAGTGTCGGCGCACGAAAACTTTGCCAGTCTGCATCTTCACCCAACCCTCGGTTAAAGAGGACTACAAACCCATGCCGCCGCCCTTTCGGCGTCCCGAGGATCAGCGCCCGCCCCTTGAGGTCTACCAGCGTCGGACGGATGGCCGCTTGCCACACGTCCAGCAGGTCGCGCACGATACCGGCCTCGTCGATCACCACCAGCGCGTACTTACGGCCTCGGGCGGGGTCAGGGGTGTCCAGCGTCCAGACCTCAATAATCCCGCCGGTTACTAACTCCAGGCGCTTATCTTGCTCGGACACACGAGCCGTGACGGGGGCCAACCGATCTACCAGTTCCCGCCACGCTTCCAGCGCCAGCTTGTAGCTGGGAGCGAACCATGCGACGGGTTGGCCGGCCAGCGCCACATCGCAGATCTCACGGATACCACAGGCCGACTTGCCCCACCGGCGTCCGCACATAACCACGCGGAAACGGGCCGGATGGGCGGCAATGGCCGCTTGGCCTGGGTGGCGCTTGTGCAACCGCACCACCGTTTCGGTCCCGCCCCGATGCTTCCCCTTGGCGCTTGCCATTACCCGAACCGCTCCCGCATCCGTGCGCTGGCAATGGCGTCACAGACCGCCTCGACCAGTTCATAGTTCATGCCGTTGGACAATCCCGCGTCATCGAGCGCCACATGGGTCAACTCGTGGAACAGGACGCGCCACTGGTGCCGTTTCATGGCCGTTTTGTCCAACGTGATGGTGCGGGTGGACTCATCCCAGATGCCCCAGCACTCATCCCCATCTGGGTGCTTGATCTTGGGGGACAGAACCACCGCGACCTCCCCCGCTGGGGCCATGAGGGTCTTGGGCAGCGCGGGAAAGCTGACGGACTTCCGAGAGGGCGACATATCAGACGGGCTGCGCGGTGATGGTCTGGCCCAGCGTGGCGACGACGGCGCGATCTTTGACCACGTTGACTAATTCTACCCCATAATTGCCCGCTTCTTCGCCGTGGGCAATGATGGC